GTAATACATCAACTAAATTATTACTTTTACATAAAGATAGAAAAAGATTTAAAAAATCTTCTTTTTTATTATTTTCGGAATAATAAGTTAATTTTGCTACTTGATTATAGCTTACCATCTATAGGAGTAATTACATCGTATGTAGAAAATCTCCATTTTACAGCTACGGATCCGATGTCTGTATCTGCCTCATATTGAGCTACATTCGCATCAACGATGTTATATGGTATACAGTCTCTATATTTATATATTTTACGAATGACTGGTGAACCATCAGAACTACTCGCGATTTGTTCTAGAATGAAGCGTGTAGTTAATTGCTCTTTAGCTATAAAGTATATATCTATGGTTGTAGTAAGATCTAAATCGCTAAAATTACCATGTACACTATATAATTGAATCCATGGTCTTATAATAGTATCTACAAAACTTATATTTGTTTCAGAAAATGATATATCTAAATCATTATCAGGATAATCCTTTTGATCCATAAAAGGACCAACTGGTAGTAATCCGTTCGGGTACTTTTCTCCTCTATTATTTACCCCTAATTTTTCTGCTGTTAAATCTATTCCCGTTGCAAGATACGTATACTCACTACCTGATATATATTTTTCATAAACAGATCTTGCTTTATCTACACCTGTCGGATTTCTTGTTATACCTAGCTTTTTTTGATTTGCATCAGTTAATGCCGCTGGTAAGTTATACAGTTTAACTAGAAAGAAGTTCCTAGAGGCTGGAAAGGTAGAAAAGTCTTTAAGTAGGTTAAAAAAAGATTCTCTTAGGTTACTCTTTTCAAGGGATGGTAATACGACATTTGAGCCCCCTGAGGAGCCTGTTAAAAAATTAAGGAAGCTCATTTAAAGTATTTAGGACAATTACCCTAATAGAGCACCTGCTAATTTACCAATAGCGTTAACACCAGCGTTTAACTCGTTATCTCTTCTAAAGAATTGATAAGCCATAGTAATGGTTGTTGTTGCCACTTCACCAGTCCCAACCATTGAATAACTAATATCACCACTATTAACAGGAAACACTCCAAACAGTTTATATGTACGTAGTGGCTCAAACTTAGTATCGAGCTGAACTAACGTTATAGTACTATTATTGTGTATAACTCCATCTCCCATTGTCGTCTCATCGTTAAATGTTTCTGTGACCCAATTCTCCATGGCGACTCGAGTATTAGTTGTTGCATCACAATAGAAGTCAATGGTAAACCCATCGCTGTTATTATATGTAACGGTACCGGGGATTCGGAATTCAAAACCATTATAAGGTACCGGTTTTGGAGAGATTTGTTTACCTGGTAGTGTCGCTGCAGTAGCATACACTAAATCATCTTCAGTAAAGACAGGAACTCCCTTGTTCGAAACATCTAACACGCGAAATTGAAAGTCACGTGCAAAGTCTCTTGTCTGTGCTACTTTATAAAAGTCCTGGATCGTTTGTTTAATATCAGCCATGGCGTTATAATTATTTAGTTATTATGTTTATTATTGACCAACTATCTCCTCAAAATTAACATCTGTGTTAACAGCGTAGAAGTTAACTAATATAAACTCTGCAGCGCGAACTGGCTTTAAGTAGATGTCTACTCTCAACTCGTTCTGGTCAATAACACTAGCAGGATTATTCCTATCATCACAAACAATAAGGTAGTCATAAACGCCTTCTGTCTGTTTGCAATTTTCAAAAATTGGTGTTAACGTATTAACAACTCTGTTCCTTGTTAAGAACGTATTAGGTTCAAAGATAAAGAATTTCAATGTCTCTCGCGTTCTTTTCTCTAAGTCAAGGAAACACCTACGAACGTTAACTCTATCAAATGCCGTAGGTTTCCGTTGTAATGTCTTCTGACCAAATATAACAATACCTTCAGCAGGGAATTGAGTGACAGGGTTAATTGCGATTCTATATAATTGGTCTCTTTGCCGCTGTGTTGGGCTAATAGCAATGTCATTTACACCTGTAACAATACCTCTGTTAAAACCAGCTGGGGCATACCATGGTGCAAAGTTCGCGTCATTGTTAGCGTAGATCTTAGCAGCAACACCAGAGAACGGAATCCAGATTTGTTTATCACTTGTACCGTCATAAACCTTTGCCCATGTACCATAAACTGTTGCAAAGTTACTATTAGCGGCACCGAACTGATGTCTTAATGGCCAGTAAACATGCTTGCTAAAGTTCTTAGATTTATCATCTAATACTTTACCGTTGTTACCTTGTACGGCTAACGGCTTTAACATATCAGCAATAAAGATATGATCTTTTCTTGTTGATCTAGCAAATACTTCAAACTTGTTAAATATTGTCCGATAATTGTCTCTAATTGCTATTTGATCAGTTCCTGTCATGTTATCGCTAGCTTGATAAAAACCAGTACCGCCTCCATCAACATCAACAAATTTTGTATCATCATAAGCACTAAGGGTTTGAGTTTTACCTATAGCAAATACTGTACCTAAACCAGCTTCAAGAGATACGTCAATATTAAATAGATCCACATTAGAAGCAATGTTAAACACACGATCTAACTTATCAGGTATACTACCTGTGTTCTTCCCAGATAAACTAGTGTTCACGTCTGCATATGTACCAATTGAATATAAACCAGCTGTTTGGGAATACATGGTCGCCTCCGCTACAGACGCGTCCGGAATAACTTTTGCGGCGACTGCTGCATTTGTATTTGTACCAGTTGCTCTTACAAATTTCGTTGGAGCATCTCCATTTGCCGACGTCCAGTCACCCAAGTCTTTAGAGATTTTCGGATTAATTAAAATTTTAATATTAGGAGATTTATTATCAAGATCTTCAAGGAAAAATGAATTTCTTTCTCCACCCTTCTCGTTTTGAATTTTCCTATATGAATTAAGGGAACCAGCATATCCTTCTGCAAGGAAATTAGTTAATTCTAAATCAGTATTAGCAAATGGTGTAATTCTGACTTTAAATAGACCTAATGAAATAGTATCAATAAATTGACCACCATCAAGATCAAATTTAGATATATTTTCTAAGGTCCTACTAACACTAGGTTCGTCACTTGTAGATACTGAACTTAATGGAAAAGAATATCTAGATGTTGGCACCGCTGTGAAAGCACTAGCGGGTTTGTTACCAGTACTTGTTACGGTGCGAATATTTTTAATAGTATCATAATCCGAAGCAGGAGACAAGCAACTGTTATCTGTTACCCCTACATAATGACCTTCGAAGCTATTATTAATAGATAATTTAGCTTTATTTAAAACAACAATACCAGCTGAAGCTATATCAGCTGTTGTTGTATATGTACTTAAAGCAGTAGTTTCTGACCATGTAATATTCTCTTCTGCAAGACCTACATACTGTGATCGAGTTAATTCAACATGATATGGATTTCCAACAATAAAATAGTCATATCCGAGATCAGCACCAATTGCGCATAAATTATCTGCCGATCCTGCAGTTGTAACTGAAGTATCACCTGCTGAAACGACGGCCGATGCTAAAATAGTATCGTTTGCGATGTTATTTAGTGTAGTTTGGACTGATGTACTGTCAATTGATACTACACCTCCCGTTGCAGGATAGTCAGCTTGAGCAGAAACAGATGTGTATTTAATGTTATTATTGGCATCTTTTGATACGATTTCTGCAATAAAGGGTTTGTTGAGGTTGGCTCCATCACCAATCGCCACAGCACCTTTACCAGTGGTAATTGTAACTTTAGTCGGGGGTTGGGCAGTGATATCGACTAGTTGAATGTCATCTATTAAAATTTCATCGGTGGCACTGCCACTGGTCGTACTAACGTAAATTTTCAAGGATCCGAGCGGATCCTCCGCAATGGTTATGCTATCTTCATATGCTGTCCATACACCTTCATTCTCATTAGTCATTCCAGCACCTTCAATAGCACCAAGCACAACTTTACCGTCCTTGTCATTGGTTTTAGAGATCCACTTATAATTAAAAGTAAGTTTGTAGGTGTGATCCGCGACGAGTTCACCGGCCGTACCGGTTCCATCAACATTTAGTTTTGCTTGTGCTATTTCCGCGAATTCATTACCCGCGTCTCCAGCTTCAATTCTTAACGTTTCAGTGTGATCTGTGTCACCACTATCGTAGTTACCCGTTACTGTCGCTGCACCACCAGCTGTCCAGTTACCGGCAGTAGCAAAAGAGGCATCATTACTCGTGAGCATTTGTACCTGAGTTCCTGCTGCAGCAATACTAGAAATTCTTGATGTTGCAACACCACGAACAGGATATACTAAAGCACTATATTGATCGACGACCGTTGCATCACCAGCACCGTATGGTAGTCTAGAAACGAGAATATTAGCGTCGCTCTGAAAAGCTTGTTTTGTGGAATGATAAAAATATCGTTCAGCCGCATTTGTCAGTTTTCCATAAATTTCTTCAAAGTCTGAGAAGGTACCAACGTTAAAAATTTCATCAA